TTTTCATAATTTGTTATTTTGATAAGGCAAATATAATATCTTTTTTTAGATAAACAACACAATGAAGTTAATTTATATTCATTATAAATAACGTTCGTATGTTATTTGTATTAAAATAGTTTGTATATTTGTAAAAATTTAAACTTTAAAATTATGAATAATCCGAAAGAAAAAGCATTAGAGTTAGTAGAAAAATTTACTTATTGGAATACAACACAAGCCGAAAGAGAGGGAATAAAAAGTGCATTAATAGCAGTTGATGAGATGATAGAAGAATCAATAGGATATTTATCAATTAAAAGGAATAAATATTGGAAAAAAGTTAAACAAGAAATTTTAAAGCTATAGCCTTAAAATAAAAAATTAATTTAAACTTATAACCTTAAAATTATGATACACAAACTACAACAACTAATAGATCGCAAATCATTTGTAGATAATATGGCAAGGAAGTTACACGTTAAACCTTCAACAATAGAGTATTATTTTAGAACTGAAATACCTATTAAAAATAAAGTAATTATAGAAGCGTGTTTAGACTTGCAATTAAAGTTAGATAAAGAGTTTAAACAAATAGAGGTTAAGGCGTGGGAGTTGGTTTAACGTTGAGCATTGTATCAGTTGTGGATTAGGACTGCCAAATTATTGATTAAACACTAATCTAAACAAGTACAAAAAAAATTATTAATTAAGCCTTAACCCACAATTGCTACAATGCATTGTTATATGATGGCTTTTTAAACACAAAGATTATGAACTTATTGACAGGAACAGTTACGGAAGTTTTATCAGAACCATTTATCCAATATAATAAATGGTGGGTAAAAGTAAAATACAATTGCTACGGAAGAATATCAGAAACAGAATTAATGTTTAACAGTATAGATTCAGCTTTAAAAGTTGATGTTGGTTTTGAGTTCGATTGTTAAGCTATCATATAACGTTTTGCGGCTTGGCGAAGTTGCCGATAAAACACACACTAATATTTAAATTTAAGACCGATTATGAAAGCACAAAACAATAATTCAGTTCAAGACCAAGACGGCAATAGCTCAAAACCGCTGTTAGTGATAGTATTTGAGAACGTAAGGTTATGGTTTAAAAAAGAATTTGGAATACTTACTATTGAGGAATGTAAAAAATTAGATTTAACTCACTGCCATAATGTTTACGGGGACAGAATAAACCATTTGAATTGCAGAAGTATTTGGAGAAATGAAAAAGGTAAAATTTTTCGATGCCATAGTCTTATGTAATATTATCACTAACGTCAAAGCATTGTAGTCAGTTGTGGTTAAATAAGCACTAAACTTTCCTGTTATCACGAAATTAAACTGATGCAAAACAAACTTAATATTAAACCCTAAACCCACAATGGCGTAAAACACTTGTTAGCCGTTCGGTTTTTAAACTAAATTTTATGGACAATTTTTTTATGATTTACGTTGAAGGTAAAAATATGCCTTACAAAAGATTTGAAACGCTTGAAGAAGCGGAAACAGAAGCCGAAAGACTTTGCGAAAAAGAAAAAAGTAAAACCTTTATTCTAAAAGCAATTGAAAAGTTTGAGTTAAAAAACATTGAAAAAACAATACTATGATTTCAGGAAAAGCAAAAGAACTATTTTTAAAGTGGTTTAGAGAAGAAAAACAACTTACTGGTTTTGAAGATAAACCAATATTGACTAAAATTTTTGCATTATCTGAATGGCTAAAATTAAATGGTTATTCAATTTCTACAAAATCTAGTTATTACAATTCAGATTATTCTGCTACAATTTCATTTAACGAAGGCGACATTGAAACACACGGACACGAAAGTTTAGAGAAAGCATTGTTAAAAGCTGTTGAAATAGGAATTTTTGAATTTAACGACAGATTTTCTGAAACTGACGGCTAACGTTTACAGCTTTGCGAGGTTGTGCCTAACCGCAAACTACTTTCGGCACAATTGAGCAAAACACTTGTTAACCGCTGTTTATTATCTTTTTTACAAATATTTTAAAAATAATTGTAATTTTATTTTGTAGTATCAAAATTAGTCGTATATTTGTAAAAGAAATAACAACTAAAACAAATCAAAATGGAAAATTATTTAATTGAAACAGTACAAAACAGAGTTAAAGAAATGATGCAAGACGAAAGAGTTATTGAAATTTATAACAGCTTTGAAAACGAGCAAGAAGGACAAGAATATATTATTAAAGCGGCTATTGCAACATTAGTAGGAGTAAATAAGTAAAAACATGAAAACAGCAGTTAATAAATTAATAGATGAGTTGCAATTACACCTAAACGGATTAGGTGTAATGCAATACAATAAAATGACTAAAACTGAAGAAGCAAGAGATTTAGGAAGAATGGAAGGGTTAAAACTTGCAATTGAAGAAGCTAAAAAACTTTTAGAAATAGAGAAAAATCAAATTATTGAGGCTAATAATTACAAATATGTAAACTTAAATTTAAAAGCTGAAACATATTTTGAAAATAAATATTTATGCAAAGACAATCAATAATAGTTTTGTTAAACTATACAGAAGAACCAATAACACGAGGTAATCTTAAAAAGCTATGTGAGGAGTTTAATTTCCCTTATCATACTTTATGCCGTTTAAAATTCCCAATTTTGTTTAAAGATTTCGTTATACACAAAGTTGAGTTTAAATAGCGGTTAACGTTTCTCGGCTTTGCTTTGTTGCGGAAAATTAAGCCTAAAGTTTAGATTTAAAAACAAAATTAAAAAATACAAACCGAACATTCAGTTAATCCTAAAACCGCAATAGAGCAAAACCGATGTTATAAGTAGCTTTTATTATGGAAAAACCTAAAAAATCAAATTATAAATTTCACTTTGGAATGTGTTGGTCATTTAGAAAAGAAAAATACGAAGCCGATTTGAAAATATATAAAGAATGGAAAAAAGCAAATAAACAAAATTAAGTAAACAATAACCGAACAGGTAAGAAGCGACCAATAGCTGACGGAGAGAATTACTGACGAGTAAGGAAACGTCGAAATATTACGGATTGAGAGATTAAGCCAATTGTAATGATGTAAGAGCATTAATTTTCAACATTAAAAGTTAACGTTTCAGTTCGGTTAAAGTTACTTATAACTACAATATTACATCATAAAAAATATTATTTTCTCTTATTAACACATATAAAATATGGAAATTTATACAGAAGTACATAGCTTTACTTTAACGAAAGAACAAAAGAAAATATTAACTGATTTAAAGGCAAACAAAGTAAACGTTTCAAAGCTAATAAGAGAAATAGTATTTAAGGAATTAACGCAAAAAGTTGACAAAAGAAAGAAGGTAACAATTGACGATTTAAAAAAGAGTTTAGATAACGTGTTTAATTAAGAAATAATTCTTATATTTGAAAAACTAATTTAATAATAAATATTATGCAATCATTACAAAGACAAATTAAAAGAGGTCACGCAAGATTAAAAGAATCATTGTTTGTAAAAAATGAAGATGGCACACCGAAAGTCATTTTAGAAAAAAGAAGTAAAAGAGGAATTTGGTATAAAGCCTAAACAAAAAACCACCTATAACAAGGTGGTTTTATTTTTTATCCAATTCAATATAATAAACAGTACAAATAGTATTCCAATTAGCCACATAAACCGATTTGCAACGATTTTTATAGTTTCTGAATAGTCAACTTGCTTTTCTTTTTTTTCTTCTTTAAAATCAACGTTTTGCTTTTCCTTAATTGTTTCTTTAGAATTGTTATAAATAACCCGAGTGTTGTAAATTGTGTCTTTTCCTAAAAGTATCGGCTTGTCTAAATTTACAGGCTCTAAAGTAAACGAATTACTAAACTTTGTTATATCGGTTTCAGTAGTTGTATTTTCCTCGATAACTGAACTTGACTTTTTTATAGTTCCGCAAGAAACGAAAAGTAAAACTAAACAACCTAAAATTATTTTCTTTAATGTGCTTTTAGATTCATCACCTAAAAAAAACTCACATTTTCCATCTTTATAAGGTACTTCTGTAAAATAATATTCCCAATTCCCACCTATCGCCTTGTACCTTTTGCAGTTGTCTTTTAACGGACAATTAAACCCGCTACATTTTGTATCACTCATAATTCATCTTTAATATTTTGATAATCATAACCGGCACTAATCAGTAAATTTGTGATTATTTCAATTATTTCCTCTGTTGTTATGTCGTCATAGTTTGTATTAGTTCAAATATTTCTGAATCGTATTGCGACCATTTTGAATTTGCCATATTTTTTATTTAGTAGGTTTTACCAAAAGTAATAAAAAAACCAATTAAATTAATAATTGGCATATTCTTTTTTTGCTTCAAAACTCGGACACGCTTTTACAACACCTTTAAAATCTTTATGCCCTTGTACAATAGCATTAGGAAATTGTTTTTTAGCTTGTTTTATTAGATATAAAAGACTTTCTTTTTGTTTTGGTGTTCTTGTATCTTTTGGCTTTCCTTTTTCATCTACGCCACCAATATAGCTAAAGTGAATTGAATTAGAATTATATCCTTTTACGCCATTAGTTACTTGTTCATATTTAGCCAACTCGTGAATAACTCCATTTGCATCTATTAACCTATGATAACCTACTGACTTCCATTTTAAAATATTTTTCCAATAGTCTAAAATAGATTGCTTTGTAGCATTTGGTTGTGTAGCTGTACAATGAATTACTATATAATCAATTTTTCTCATATTCTTAAAATTTTCGTAAAGTTGTGAAAGCATTAATCTTTTATTTCGTTAATATCCTTTTTCAAATCTTTTCCTTTAGATATAATTTCTTTAACAATTACCCAAAGTGATCGGTTGCCCAACTTCATAGAAGTTTCATCTATTGACTTGACTTCAATATATATCCATACAAAGGTAAGTACTTTTGATATTAAATAAGGTATGTCAAAAAGCTTTCCTTCTAAAATATATTTGTCAATCATAAAAGCAAATATAATACTTCCCATATAAAAGAAAGTTTTTACAACTATATTGAAAAGTTTTGTGCTTTTAAAAGAGTTAATTCCTTTTAATTTAATACTTACATAAATTGCGAAAATTGTATCAAACAAAACAGCAAACGATATTAACGCCAATAGTCCGAGTATTGGCGTTATAAATATAAAGAATGTTGTTAAAATAATAATTAGTGTTTTAGTGGTAATCATAGGTTAAGTAGGTTATTCGATTATGGGTGTGTATTCAATCCGTTCTAATGCGTCTAATTGGTTATGAATTGCAGTAAAATTTTCGTCGTTTAAGACTTCAATTCCAACTATCCATCTACCAGAGCCATCTTTTGCAAATTCAACCTTATAACAATTATTAAAATAACCATTCAATGCGTTGTATTGTTCTGCGTTAGGGTGTAGTACTATCATAATGAAGAAATATAAGTGTTATAAGCATTAACAAAAGCAGTATTTTCGGTAACTAATGAAGCACCCATAGCATACATAGATACTCTATTAGCTGAATATGTAAGCAAAGAGCGAGAGATTAACTGATTTGCATTTACAATTGAAAAAGATGTAGCGGTTCTACTTGCTTGAGTAGTTCCTGAAAATAATTCTACATTTGTTGAACTTGTACGATGTATAGATTTCATTCCAGCTCCTGTTGTAAAAGAATAAGCTGAATTGATAACTCCACTACCTTGATTAATTCTTTGTGCAGTTCCAGTTGTTCCAATTCTATTTTCAACTGATAATTCTACACCATCAAAAATATTTACAACATTCAATGTATATATATATCTACTTGCGTTATTTAAAAGATATTTATTAGTACCGACTGTTGGATTGAAATTAGTGTTGATATAACTGCTTGTTCCGTTTCCTGTAAAGCCTTCATTAGTTGTAAATGTAGGACTATTAACTGCAGTATATTGAGTTAATCTTTTCCAATCTATTAAAGCAAAAGCACTACTTCCATCAGTTGCGAAATTTACAAAGGTGTCAAGTTTAGTCCAAGCGCCAGCACTTTTCAAACTACTCAATAAAGTATTTTGTTTTAGTCTTTGTGCAGTACTTGGTAAAGTATAGCTATTAGTTGTTGCATAGTCTAAAATAGCTTTATATTCCGCTTCGTAAATTGTTAAACTATTAGATGTTGAATTTGCTGAACCTAATGAATTAGTGGCAGTAACTTTACAAGATACTAAAGTTGAAGTATCAGCAGTTACTAAAGTATAAGTAGATGAAGTTGCACCGCTTATATTACTACCATTTCTTAACCATTGATAGGTATAAGTAATAGGAGTACTTCCGATCCACGTTCCGTTAGTAGTAGTTAAAATACTTCCAACAGTATTAGTACCACTTACAACAGGAACTATAATATTTGAAGGCAAAACAGCACCTCTTTTTACCCTATTGTTATGTATTAAACTATTTCCTAATCCTAACATAATTTATCCTTTATATGCGATTACTTTTCCGCTTTCTACATCGACATCGTAAAATCTACCATATATAATAGTTCCAGCAGTAAGTGCTAAACTTGTTAAATCTGTATCTCCTATTATTTCGCTGCCAGGTGTTGGATATGGTTTTAATTTTGAAGTAATAACAGCATCTGTTAATACTTGAATAGCTACGAAAGTTTCGTTTTCAATTGACGCTTCAGCATTTAATACTCTTAATCCAAATTGACCGAAAGAAGCTAATCCTTGATTTGCTCCGTTAAAATAATCTTTGTGTTTCATTTTATTTATAATTTATTATTTAAAATATTTCTGACATATATATCTTCGTCGATAAACTCGTTTGTTAAAAACCAACTACCAAAACTCGGCTTATTTGGATTTACAACATTATCACTACTACAACGCCACTCGGGTAAATTCTTTTTACAAAGCCATCTATACATACGTTCGGCAAACATATCCGCTTTTGCACGCATTTCGCTTACTAAATTTGATAACATTTTACTATCAATTGCAGTAGTATTCGCTGGAGTAGGTAAAGCAATTCCATTATTTCCAATTGTAAAAGCACCTATCTTTAGAAATTCTAAAGCACCTTGACGAATTAAAAAAGGTTTAATGTAATTTTCGTAAAGTGTCAAGTAATCACCCTCTAAAGTTTCAGCATCGTATTCATTGCAAATCTTATCGTATAAATCTTCGCCTAACAATTCCTCTAATCTTGTAATTTGTGCGTCAATAATACACTGACGCAATCTGTCTACATCGATATTCCCACCTAAAGGAGTATTTTCTGTTATTTCGTTATCTCTTAAAAGTACTATCATTATTCTAATCTAAAATAGTTATTACTTGCTTGTGCTGGTTGTGCTACTAACTTATCATTTTCTTCCCACTTTGCCTTTGGCCTATCTGCTGGATCTAAAGCTAAAATCATTTTACGAGCTTCATTTACTGAAATTGAATTATTACCTTTTCTTAAATAAATTTTACGCATCCAAAAATGTTTACAATTAACTCCGCCTTTGTAGAAAAATAAATTATAAGTATCTGCACCTTCAGGACCGAACCCCGGATTAACAACTTTACTACCTGCTAATTCAATATCTTCTTTTCTGTAAACCTTATTAGCTTTTATCATTTTATTGCAAAATTCTCTTTGACCTTCCGGATTACCACCATACGAATAACGTATTTTAAAAAGGCTTGTATCTTGTTCACTTGTTACATTTGGAAAAGAACTCGGTACTTTTGCAAGTTTTAATTCTAACTCTCCAAATGTAGGCTCTCCACTAATTGGAACTTCATCAATCAATTCCCATTCCTCATCATTAATTTCTTCACCTAAATTAATTAACTCATCAGCTATTAAATCAGTTCCCTCTTTTTTTTTTGATAAACTTAATGCAGTTTCAGGAGTTTGCTTTTGTCTTAAACTCAAAAACTCCAATCCTGTTAACCCTTTTACAAACTCTATTGCGTCAATAATGTTTTCTTGAATAGGTTGTATAACATTTAAATACGTTTCGTTAAAAGCGGTTTCTATTTCATCAGCATTTGAACTGAATCCTGTACTTTTTGTAATACCTAAAATAGCACCCGATACAACTTTGTGAGCAATACATATTTTATTTTGAGCTTCTTGCGTTAAAAAGTCATATTGTTTGTGTGCGTCTGAAACTTGCAAAGCTGAAATTGTAGTTTCACTTTCTTTATTATCATTAAAAGACAAAAGAAATTTACCCGCATTTGTGCTACCAGTTAATTGGTTTCTAATTTGTCGACTAAATTTGTTTAAATCTTCTTCACTTTCAGGCTTGCCACCATTCACATTGATAACGTGTCCGAAACTCATTCCGTTTTTTATATGGTTAACGTAGTAGTTTGCAAGTTCGCTCTCTACTTCGCAATATGGTAACGCTGAAATATAAGAAGGATTACCAAAATAGAACTGCCCTACATTATTTGCTTTAATAACAAAGACTTGATTTTCGGTTTTCTTACCGAATCCGTAAGTTGGTATTCTTTTAGGTGGGTATTTTTGTTGATTATCCCAATCAAAGCAAAACCAATATGCTCTTATTTCCCCATCTTCTGCCTTATTAGGTAAAAGTTTATTCTTTTCAATGTGGTAAAGATTACCTTTAGGAGTTACTTCAAATGATGCCTCGCCAAACAATACCATATCAAAACAAATCTTTCTTAAATCCGTTTTAGATATAAAATTTTGTTTAATATTTAAACCTAATCCATAAATATAACGTGCATAAGAATCGATAATAGCAGAGTTTGTCGGACTTCCGTAATAACTCGCTATAATATCTTTATACATTTGGTTATTTTCCCCATTCATAACAAAGTCTTTGTTTGGACTTTCTTTAATTTCAGGTCTAATATATTCCTTTGCTAATTTTAAAACTTCTAATTTCATACTGCTTTTGCTTTACTTCTGTATATTAGTGTACTATTATTTGTAATTTCAAGCGTATACGTTCCGTTTAAGATAAAATCAAAAACGAATGTTATCAAACTATAACCGTCTGATAATTCGCACTCAATTCCACTTATAACGCTTTTAGTATTTGTAAGTTCGTGACATAAAGTTAATGTTACAATAGGCTCGTAAACCCTATGTAAAAATCTTAAATTATGTGTTTCGCTTGAAGTAATAAAATAGTCCATACTTTAATAACGTAATAGTTTAATTTTTTTACATAAAAAAAACCGCCCTAAAATTAATTAGAGCGGTTTAAAAAAAATGGAAGATAAAATTAAACTACTGGAGTTTCTCCAATGTATGAATTTTGTACCGTTGCCAACAATGCTGTTTTAGCAGTTGAACTTAAAAACGGAGCAAAGTCAGGCTCTTCTGCTGTGAACTCAAATGTAAATCCATTTAAGTCACCTTTTGCAAGTCCCGTAACTGCACTACCATTCGTAGCTTTAGCAGAGTTTTTGTAACCCATTAATTTGATGTTACCATTATAGTCCTCAACGAAAACTACAATTCTGTTACGCATCATTAATGATAACTCTTCTTGAGTTTCAGGGTCTAAAATTGGTAAATTACCAACTAAAACTTGCGAAATAAATTTCGTTCCGTTATCCCAATTGATATTAGGCGTTTCTGTTAATCCTTGCGTATTACTTGAAAATTCGTATTTAAAGGTTTCGTCTAACGTTCCTAAAGATGCTACAACTTGAGCAGTCGCAGTAATTCCATAGTCAGCATATAAACCAATAAATATATTTTTAACACCAGCAACCGCACCTAAACACGCTACTTTTTTTCCTTTTGTAATAAAATCACAACTCATATATTTATATGTTTTTAAAAAGGCTCGAATTAACGAGCCTTTATGTTAATATTAAGCTTCAGGAATTCTGTACCATACAATCTCCGGAGCATAAACGTAGATAACACCTACGTTATAAACCATTGTACCTCTTACTTTTCCTGTTAACAATCCGATAGCATCTTCGTCAACTACTTGAATTGAGTTGTGATCTTCTAAAGCACCCGTTACAAATCCTAAATTACCAGTTTCAGCAATTACAATTGTAGCTTCAGGTAAACCACCTACTTCTACTAATCTATGTTTTCCGAAAACTAATTCAGTATTAGCGTTACCACCTAATCCGTTAGTAGTTCCTTTGTCGATAAGGTAAAAGTTATACGCTTGTGCAACATCAGGAGAAACCATAATGTTTAAAGTTCTTCTTCTAATTGCTAAAGGAATAGCTGCAACCGCTTTTTCTAATTCAGCGATAACATTTGTTTTGTCGATAGCCTCACCATCAACTGTTACGATATTAACATCAGCAGCAAATTGAGTTAAGAAACCATCATAACCATTTGTAGCGTCTACACCTTGCCAAATGTTGTCATCTGTATAAGATGCTTCATTTGCTAATTTAGATGCAATAATTCCGTCAAGGATTTCTTTAGGGAAAACATCGTTAGCAGCACTTGCTCCCATTTCGTCAGCAGTCCAAGTAGCTCTAAAAGTTTCTTTACATAAATCCCAATCATCTTTGAATTTTGTAGGAGTGATTGATTTTTCAGCTAAAGTAATTGAACCCGCTGGAGTGTGTCCACAAGTGTACTCACGTCTTCCGTTTGTAGTTTCTAATTTTCTTAAAGAAAGTTTAGAGTTTACATTTGGATAAATTGTTACTAAATTGTTTTTTAACGTGTCTGATTCTTTCCACGCTTTCAGGAATAAACCTCCTGCTACTTTACCATTGTAGTTTGAACCTACAGTTACTGTTGTTGGCATATTAATTTTGTTTTTGTAATTCTAATAAAAATTTCTCTTGCAAGTTTTTAGGCTCTGCAACCTCTGTATGAATTGGAGCAGC